GACTGGGAACAGCGGCGCACGGCGCCCGCGGCGTCCGATCGCGTGCTCCTCACCGTGCTCGACCGGGAGCCGGAAGCGGTTCGGCGCGCACTTGAAGCCGCGTGACCGTCGGAGAAGACCGGAGAGCGCTGACGGAAAAAGGCCCCCGGCGTGAGCCGAGGGCCTTAGGTGGGCGTCGGGAGGAAGCGCGGCGGCTCTACTTGCACCCCGCGAGCGCAGCCTGGAGCTGCGCGATCCAGCCATCGCGCTGGGCCCGGCCGGCGAGCAGCAGCTTGACGCGGTCGAAGATGTCGGGGGCGGCCTTCAGCGCGTCGTCCGTGTCGGGGTAGGCCGGCGGGGCGCCGGGATCGGCGGCGCATTTGACGGAGACCGGGACTTCGATGGTCCGGACCTGGACTATGGGCTCGGGCCTGGGCCCGCCGGCGCAGCCGGAGAGCGCGGCGGCGACGCAGAGGCAGGCCAGCGCCATGACCACTGCCCAGGCGGCGCGCAGGCCGTGCGGGGTTCTTGCGGCGTACCAGGCCTCCTCGATCGCCCAGACAGCCGCCATGACCGGCGCGAAGACCGGCCAGGCCAGCGCCGCGAAGAAGGCGCCGGAGCCCCACGCCGGCATGGTCCGCGCTACGACGACGAACGTCGCCACGAAGCCTGTGGCGTACAGCAGGAGCAGGAGCAGGAGCAGGAGCAGCGTGTTCATCATCCGGCCTCCTTCAGGATCAGGGCGTCGGCCGCGGCGCAGGCGTCGGCGGACGTCGGGCGGGCGGCGAGGATGGCGGCGGCGTGGGCCTGGGCCGCCTGGGCGGTTTTCCGGGCCGCTGAGGCCGCTTTCGTGCTCGCGGCCACACGGGCGGCGCTGTCCCGCTTCAGCGCCGCCACGGCCGCGTTCTGGCCGTCCAGCGCGGCTTGAAGGCTGCGGCCGTTCCCCTGGCACGTCGCCAGCCTTGCCGCCCAGCCGGTGACAGGGGCGGTGACGGCGGCTTCGGCCGCCTGCGCCTGGCGGCGGGCATGGGCGAGCTCCAGCCTCGCCATGCCCAGCGTGACGGCCAGCGCCACCGCGACGCCGGCGGCGATAGGCCCGGCCAGGCGCGAGGTCAGCGCGGACCAGGCGGCGGTGCGGAACGTCCCCAGGACGGTCGGCATGTCAGAAATCCCCCTTCAGGAGCGGCTTCGCCAGCATCCACAGCATCACCAGCAGCACGAGCAGGGCCGCGGCCCAGAACAGGTGGTTCACGGCGCGGCGCCTTCGCGCAGCCCGGCCTCGCATTGCGCCCGCTCGGACGCGCGGCGCGCCACCAGCCCGGGCAGCTTCCGCTTGCCGGCGTAGACGTAGAGGCTGAGCGCGGCGCAGGCGGCGGGCAGGTTCCCGGCGCGGGCCTCGCGGGCCATGCGCGAGGCGCAGAAGGCCCCGGGGCCGAGGTTGTAGGCGGCGCGGGTGAAGGCCGCACGGGTCTGCGTCGGCAGGCGGTCGGGCAGGCAGCGGGCGACGGCCAGGCCGATCCGCAGCACCGCCTCGCCGGTCATCTGCTGGCACTCGGCGTCGCTGTAGGTCGCGCCGGCCTTGACCCCCGCGCCCGTCACCCCGGCGCAGGCCGTGGGGATCGCCACCGGGTCCGGATAGGTGCGCGTAACCCAGCCCTCGTCATGGACCAGCGGCGGGACCGCCACGGCCGCCGCGGCGAACACCGCGGCCAGGACCCCGGCGGCCGTCTGGCCCCGGCTCAGCGCCATGGCTGGACCGCTTCCGCCGCGTGCGCGAGGCGCCGCCACACCGAGCCGCCGAAGGCCTTCAGCGGCGCCAGCATCCCCAGCTTGTCGAGGATCAGCAGCAGGGTGAACATCGCCGACAGGAAGGCCCCGATGGCGTTCCAGTTGAGGCTCCAGAACCACGCCGCCCAGACGGCGACGAACTTCCCGACGTCATAGGCGTGCGTGCGGACAGGGCTCATGACGCCCTCCCCTCGAAGCAGTGAAAAACGGGTGGCGCGCGCCGCAGCTCGCTTGGGGAATAGGGCGCGGCGCGCGCCTTTCCGCTAGCGCCGGAGAGCGAGCGCGCGGAAGCCGGTGACTTGAGCGAAGCGGCGCCTTGACGCACACTGGCCCCATGGGACGAAGACGGTGGATCGACGCCGATTTCGACGTGGTGGCGGGCCCCTATCGCGTCGGCGAGCCGCACCGGAACCCGAAACTCAGACGCTGGCGCTTTGTCGCCGGGCCGGACGCCAACGGGGTGTCGATCTGGTATCGGCCGCCGCGCTTCAGCCGGACCGTGCTCATCGTGGCGGTCCTGCTGGCCTATCCGGCGGCGATCCTGCTGCTTATTGCGGGGTTCTGGACAGCGCATCTGCTGCGCTCCTACTGGCCAGGTTGAGTGAAGCGCCCGGCGACCTGGCCGGCGCCGGTGCCCATGGCCTGGCGGATCGCATCGGCCACGACGGCGGCGCGCTGCGCATCGGTCATGCGCCGCACCACCTGGGGAAGGTTCTCCGCGTCGTGGCTCGAGAGGACTGCGGCGATCGTTTCGCCTACGCCCTCCCGCATGGGACTCTCCATCCCCATCCGGTGAAGCGCTCGCACGAGACTGAAGATGTTCCCCGCCGACGCCGCCGGAACCGCCTGCGCCATGCCCTCGATCTGCGGGTCCGCGGGCTCCATCACGTTCATCAGTTGCTTGGCGGTCGTGGAGTTGCCGAACGCGGCCTTGTTGGTGCCGAACATGGTCTTCTCGGCGTCAAGCGACCGATAGAAGTCGGCGAAGGCCTTGGCGTCCGGAAACAGCGCCTTGAACCGGGCGAGCTGGTTGGGCTTGAGGAAGCCGGCCTGATTGGCGGCGTCGAAAGTGACGTTGGCGTTGCCGAGCTTGGACTGGAGGGCCTGCAAGACACCGAGGCGAAGCATCTGGCGTTCGGACTCGCTCTTGTCCGCCAGCGATGACGCGACAAGGGGCGCGTCCTCGTTGAGAAGACCCCGGCCTTCTTCCAGCGCGTCGATCATGGCGGTCGGCCCGGCAAAGGCGTCGCGGGCCGCCTTGTAGTCCGGATTCAGGCTGTCGAGCTTGCCGACGAACCGGCCAAGGTAGCCCTTGATCGCACCCTGTTCGTTCGCGCCGATGCCCTTGACCTTTCCCTCCTTGATCAGATCGTCCAGGCCCTGCTTCATGAGGTCGAGCGTGCGCCAGTCCAGCGTCGGTCCGGGCTTTCCCGGCAGCGGCTGGATCGCCTCGGTCCCATCAGGGAGTGTCACGAACTCCTTTTCCGAGATCCCGCGGGCGCGCTGATAGGCCTGGTTGAACAGCGGCGAGCCTGCAAAATCGCGGAACTCGGCCAGGTCGGCGGGGGGGGCCGCGTAAGCCTTCGCATAGGCAGGACCGGCGGCGGCCCGACGCCCGGCGAGGATGTCGCCCAGCTCGCCGTAGTAGTCCTTGCCCTCCAGGCCGAGCCCCGCCTGGGCGCTGTCCGTCACGCGCAAGGAGGACGGACGCACGGTGTAGGTTCCGCTGTCCGGATCGAACACGCCGTTCTGGCGAGGCGTGAGGTTTTCCTCCGCGATGGTCGCGCCGCGGCCCGGTCGGTTGATGGCGGCGCGCAGCAGATCGCGCAGGGCTTCGCCGGTGTCGGCCGGGGTGGCGAACGGGCCGATCGCGCGCACCGCCTCGGCCATTTCCGGCGGCGTCATCTTCTGGCGCCCGAGAGCACGAGCCATGCGGACATAAGCGTCGCCCACATCTGAAGCGCGGGCCTGCAATGGCGACCGACCCGCGCTGACCAGCGCGGATTCCAGATCGCCGCGGTCCGGCTTCATGATCGAGGGTTGCGGGTTCTGCTCGCTCAGGATCGTCGCGATGCGGGAGGCTTCGGCGGTCGCCGGCTCCTGTATGGCGGGCGCTCCGCGAAGCGCGTCAACCAGCCGACCGACGGTCGCCCGGTAGCCTGTCCCCGCGAGGCGTCCCGCGATCGGTAGCGCGGCCCCGGCGCCCGCTCCGAACATCCCGCCCGCTTCTGCGCCGCGAAGCCGGCTCGGGTCTGTGGGGCCGCCGTAACCGGACCCGTAGCCATGAAGCGCTCCGACTCCGGCGCCCTCGACCGCTCCGGTCCCGGCGCGGATCAGCATGTTGGCCTCGGGGCCGACCGCTCCGGTCGCCGGCGCCAGCACGGGAAGCATGGCCAACGTCCCCACCAGGCCACCGCCGATCTGCTCGGCGCCGCTTTCGACAGGATGGGCGGTATCGAAGCGCTGGTCCGTGAAGCGCTGAAGGTTCTCGGCGGCCCGGTAGCGGTCGGCGAAGGACGGCAGGTTCCCGATATCCGCGCGCGGGTCGTAGCCCGCCAGCGCCTGCACGAGGCGCGGCGACTTCCGCAGGATCGGTTCCAGCGCGGGCGCCAACGCGGCGGCCGTAGCGGCGTTGGCTTCGTCGGCCACGGCGCCCAGCACCGGCACGCCCCGGGCGATGGCCCGCACCCGGTCATAGATCGAGCCGGCCGCATCGTTCAGGTCGCTTTGCGGGACCTGCTGCACCTTGCCGTGCGTGTCGAAGTAGAACTGTCCCGGCGCAGGGATGTCGCCGGGCTGCATCTGCGCCAACGGCTTGCGGGCGGTTCCGGGCTGCGCCTGTGGATCGAACCCTCCTGCGGCGGCGTACTGGCTCACCCCCGCCGCCTGTTCCGGGTTCAGCGGCTGGTTGGTCTCCGCGTTCACGGGCTGCACCGGCTGGCCGCTGTTGAGCAGCGCCATCAAGTCCTTGTCGCTGAGCTTGGTGACGTCCACGGCCATCAGCGGACGAGCCCCAGTTGCCGGGCGCGGGCCGTCTGCTGCGGACTCAGCGGCAGGCCGCGTCGCACCGCTTCGGCGAGCGCTGCGTCAGCGGGGCCGAACGTGGCTGGCGATGGGGCGCCAGACGGCGACGCCCCTGGCTTGTCGCCCCACCCCAGCGTCTGCGCCGTCTCCGGCGGCAGCACGAACTTGTCGAAGGCGCCCTGGCCATAGGCGTTGTCCACCGTCTGCCGGTAGCCCATCACCTGGGCGCGGTACTGCTGGTTGACGTTTCCGAAGAGGTCAGTCGCCGTCTTCAGCACCTTCTGGCGCGTTTCCGGCGTCAGCAGGCCGCCGGATTGCAGGTATTGCGAAATGGAGCCGATGGACCCGGACAGCCCGTTGGCCTTCATCTGCATGTTCACGTCTTCGCCGCGCACCACGCCCTTGTCGATGAGGTGCTGGAGCCCGTTGACCATGGCGATGTCGCCGGCCCCGTTCTGCTGCTGGTAGCCGGTCTGCACCGCGCCGAAGCTCTGGCGCGCCACCACGGCGAGGTCGATGATCGGCCGCAGCTCCTTCTGGATCGACTGCGTGCCCTGAAGCAGATTGGCCGGCGCCCGGGGGTCCGCTGGCCCGCCAGGGATCGGTTGCTGGCCTCCCTGGGGAGCGAATTGATACCCCTGGGCCGGGAGTTGCGGCCGGGTCGGATCGGCGGGGCCGCCACGCTGATATTGCAGCGCGCCGTTGGGACCCGCCGCATAGCCCTGCGGAGGCTGGTAAGCGATAGACCGATCCCCCGTCGGCTTGACGTCGAACTGGGTTCCGGCCGGCGCGCCGGGGACGCCAGCCTGGGCGCCTGACAGATGCCGGGTCATCGCCTCGGGCGGGACCGGGATCGCCGCCATGGGCGCGCCGGAAGTCGGGTCCTTTGCGACGTAGAACGGCACGCCGTTGATGAGCTGCACCGTCGCTTCGACGGGCTGCGTCATCTTCTGGCGCATCTTCAGGGCTTCCTGCACGCCCAGCGCATGGGTGCGCGGGTCCATCAGCAGGCCCTGGACGTACTCGTACTCCTGGCGCGATGGGGTCCACGTCGGCCAATGCACGCCCGGAGGGAGCGCAGCCGGCGTGGGCGCAGCGGTCTGCGGTGCGGGCGGCGACGCCGACCCAGACTGTGGCGGCGGCGGAGTCGGGCCGTTCGACGCCACCTGATAGGGCGCGGGAACACCTGGCGCTTGCGCGGCGCTCGCCACCATCGCACCGGCTTGCGCCGGCTGCGGAGCGCCACCGAAGAAGACATGATTGCCGATGCGCTGGCCGGGTCCTTGCGCCCACGACGGGATCGGACGCCCGAGTTGCGTCTGCAGCGCCGGGTTCAGGAAGTTGATCGCCCCATTGGTCGGGTCCGGAGCGTGGCCGCTCAGAACCGCGTCTGCCACTTGCTGCGCGGCGGCGTAGTCCTGCGGCTGGATCTGCGAGGCGCGGCCGATGCCCTCGAACTGATGCGGGGCATAGATCACGTCGGCCAGCGACTTCGCGCCGCCATACCCCGCTTTCAGCCGGTTGAGTGCGACGTGCGCCGCCGCCGCCATCCCGACCGGGCCCTCCCCGCCCGCTTCAACAGCGATCATCCGGGTCAGGGCGTCCCGATCCTGCGGCGTAACGACAGGCTGGACGTTGAGGTCGTTGTTGTCAGATGGTGACGCGGGTGGCGGGACTTGCGGGGCCTGCGCTTGGGCAGGAAGCGGCGCCGCCGGTTGCGGCGAGGTCTGATCGGTCGGCGTGGCGGGCGGCGGACTCGGCTGTTGCGGGCCCAGCGCGGCCGTGATCGGTGCGAGGACCCGATCGGTCTCCGCCTGCTGATCGGAGGCCAGCGCCTTCAGGAGCGCGTCTTGGCCCTTGTCGTTCGCGCGCTGCAACAGCGCGGTCGCGAGCAACTTCGCGCCGAGCTCGCCATAGCCGCCGCGGATGCTCTGGCCACCCTCGGTCTGAAGCTGGCGCAGCGCGTCGGCCAGATACTGGCTGCGGCGCAGCGCCTGTTGCGTCTGCGGGCCGTAGAGGGTGGAAATCTGGGCGGCGACGAGGGGGCTGGTGTTTACATTGGCGGTCGGGCTGACGGTGGCCATCTACGCCGCCTCCAGGTCCAGACCCGAGTAGTCCACCGCGAGGAAGCCGTCGGGCCGACGCAGCACGAGATCGGGCCGGACGCGCTTCAACTCCTGGGCCATGACGCCGACGCGGACGACGTCCTCTGCATCGGTGATGTAGCGGTAGGCGTAGACGCCAACGCTATCCGACCGGCGACGGATCAGGCGCACATCGGTCTTGAGCCGCCGGTCCGAGCCCATGATCGCCGCCGAACCGAGCGAGAAGAGCCCGTTCATCAGGCCGCTCTGTTGCTGGGCCTGGGCGTTGTAGGCGGCCTGCTGTGCTTGGGTGTTCAGGGCGTAGGCGCCCAGAACATCGGTCGGGTTCACCTGGCTCGGCGTGTACTGAATGCCGGTCGGCATCGCGACCTGACCCGACGACATCAGCGAGTTGAACTCGTTGATCGGGAGCTCCTGAGCGTAGGCGGCTTGCTGGAACTGCTGGCCGAGCGCCTGATTGCCGAACTGCGCGGCCCCCTGGTTCTGCGCGTAGCTCTGGGCGGCCGCGGCGTTGGCGAACTGGCCGCGCTGGGCCGCCTCGGCTTCCGCCTGGGCCTGTGCGGCGTTGCCGAATTGCGCCGCCGCGGCGTGCTCCTGATTGTACTGGAGCTGCGCGGCATTGGCGAACTGGGCGGCCTGCTGGTTTTGCGAGAAATCCTGGGCCGAGGCCTGATTGTGGAATGCGGCCTGCCCCTGATTTTGGGCGTATTGCTGCGCCGCCGCCTGATTGGCGAACTGGCCCTGATTCAACTGCTGACCGAAGAGCGTGTTCTGCTCGTTCTGACCGGCGCCGATCGCTGAATAGATCGCCTGGTTGTAGGCGTCGTTGCGACCCTGGTTGAAGTTCTGAAGCGCGGTCTGATAGGCGGTGTCGTTCTGGCTGAGGCCCTGGTTGGCGAGCTTGGTGCGCAGCGCGTTTTCGGATTGTGCGAATTGCGGATCGAGCCGCGAAGCCGCCTGCTGGTAGACCGCGTTCTCAGCCTGGTTGACCGCCTGCCCGAAGTCCTGCGGCCCGACATGGCCCTGCACCGATTGGCCGGGATCGAAGCCGTATTGCAGCGGCTGGCCCTTGTTGAACCGCGAGGCGATGTCGCCGCCCATGTCGTAGCTGGACTGGATCGGGCCGCCGGACCCATATCCCGTCTGGATCGCCGGCCCTTGATTGAACGTGGTCTGGATGTCGCCCGGGTTCAGCGTCTGCCCGAGCGCCGTCGAGACGCGGCCCAGTTGGTCGTTGGCGATCCCCAGCGCGCCGCCCTGCGCACGGGTCGAGGCGTCGAAGATCGCCTGCTCAGCCGGGCTCAGGGTCGTCGTCTGGGAATAGCCGCCCGGCGCGTTCGGGTCGGCGGCATAGGTTACCGAACCCTGGGGGCCGGTCGTATTGACCATGTTGAGCCGCTGCTGTTCGCGCGCGGTCTCGATGTTGGCTTGGGCCTGGGCTTGCGAGACGGCGACGGGATCAGGCGCGGGCGGCGGCGCGGGGGAGCCTTTCTTCGACATCCGTCAGGCCCCGGTTGAGCCGGTGGGCGGCCCATTCTTCGGCGAGCAGCCCGTAGACGATGGCGTTGTCATCCCCGAATCCACGACGGATGGATCCCTCTCGCTTGAACCCGAGTGCTTCAAGGAACCGCCGGGGACTCGTCGCTTTTCGCGGTGTTACGGCAGTGCAGCGCTGACAGTGTGCCGTCTCGAAGGGATATCTCAGTATGGCGCGTACAATCTCGGGCCTGGCCCAGACCCGTGAGGTCCCGGCGCACGAGACTTCGATGGAACGGCAGTCCGGGTCGTAGCCGTGGAACACGGTCCCAGCGACGAGCTCGCGGCGGCTGTTGAGCACCCCGATGGCCACGCAGAGCCCGAAGGGCGGGATGGTCGGATCGCGCGCCAAGCGGCGCTGTGTGAACGGGATGCGCCGCGCCACCCACAACGCCACCTCGGCATCATGGCCGTAGAGCAGGTTCAAATCGGGCCCCCGTTGACGTAGAGCACATCGAAGCCGATGCACTGCACTTCGACGTCCAGCGGCAGGTTCGGTCGGGTCAGGATGTGGTCGGTCCCGGCCGGGCCGAGGAGCAACAGACTCGTCAGGTCTTCGGTCACGGCCACGCGGTCGCTGTCGGTCGCCCCGGTGAGGGAGAAGCGCATGCGGGGCGAGCCGACATAGCCCTCCCCGGCCGCGCCGGTCCAATCCTGACGCACGATGCTGGCGTCGCTCGGCGAGACGTCGCCTGGCGTCACCGTGTTCTGAACAGCGGTCGGAACGGTGTCCTTGTCGTAATTGGTGAGCACCTGGAGCGCCGGCCTGACGATGGACGGCGCGCGCAGCAGGGCGCGGACCATGGTGAACACCTTGTTCTGGCCGCGCGAGCTGAACGCCTGATAGGCGGGGAGGACATCCGGCGTGATGGGGGTGCTGTTGTCGCTGGCCCCGGCGTCCCACCTGTAGACGCCCGCCGTCGAGCCGAAGTAGATTTCCCCGTTGGCGGTTTCCCAGCAGAAAGCGTCGATCCCGGTGAACCGCGACCAGCCGCCGCCCTGGCTCGACCGCACGTACTGCTCGGATGTGGACAACTCGGCCGTCGGGACGTTGACGATCAGCAGCCCGCCGCGCCCGGAATAAGGCGTCAGTTGCCATCCGAAGTTCGCGCCATAGCTCGCCGCGGCGGAAGCCAGGGTCGGCCCGATCTTCTGGCTCAGTGCCTTGTTGCCCTGCTGTTCGACCGGGGTCCGCAGGATGGTGGTGAGCGCGAAAACACCGGCTTCCGTCAGCACCAGGAGGTCGGTTCCGAACTCGATGAAGCCGCGTTCCCCGATGGGCTTGGCGAGGTTGTAGACGCCGACCAGGGCCCAGTTGTTCGCGTCCGAGGGGTCGGTCCCCTGATAGATCGCGACCTGTCCCTCCGACGTGAGATAACAGGCGAAGTCGTCAGGTCCCACGCCACCGTCGAGCGTCAGCCGGCCCAGCCCGACCAGATAACCGCCGCGCGTGAACACCGGGCCCAGATCGAGCAGCCCCGCCGCGCCGGCGATGGCGTTGACGTCGAGAAACCAGACCCGCAGCGTATTCTTCTCGATGAAATGCAGCCGCGCCTTATGCGCCATGACGTACTTCAGGTCGGCCGGCGTCAGGGTGATGGAGCCCGACGTTCCGGTGATCGACGTCACCGCGAAGCTGGAACCGTCGTACTTCAACGCCTCTTGCGCGCCATTGACGAGGATCGCGAACCGCCCGGCATCGTTGGCGAAGTTGGTATAGTTCCAACGCGCGCTCGCGGCCGATGCATAGGCGGCGGACGGCAGCGCGCCCGCCGTCGTCACGTCGATGATGTTCGCGCCGGCGCAGGCGAACAGCTTGTCCCCGGCCGAATCCCCACGCCAGGCGATGAGCGTTTCCACCGCATCGGCCGTCCCGGTGCATTGCTCGATGAAGCCCCGGCGCATCTCGATGGCCTCGCCGCGGCAGATCCAGTTGTCGAGGATCACCGCATAGCCGGGTTTCATGCCGGCGATGGAATCGAGCGTGTTCCAGCCGTTGATCGGGGCCGGAACGGAGCCCTGGATCGCCGTCTGCGCGCGGGCGCGGTTCTGTCGAAGCGCCTGACGCATCAGAGTCCGAAGCCGCCCTCCGGGAGATTGGCGCGGTCGGGCGGCAGGACCGGGACGGGGCCACCGATGTTGAGCGTCGAGGAGGCGCCATCTTCCCCAAGCGCACTGGCGACGGCGCGCTCGTAGGTGGCCATGTCCTCGCCGTAGTCGAGCCCCTTGGCCTGCTTGAACCGCCATTGCAGCCCGAGCGTCAGCAGCTCCTCGTCCAGAGCGGCGGTATCGTCATCCGAAGTGAACGAGGTCTTGCCCTGCCCCGCGCTGGACATCGCCCAGTTGGTCGAGACGTACTCGTAGGCGATGGTTTCGCCGGCCGGCGGGACCGGGGTGATCAGGAAGTCCCCCTGTCGCTCCCGGAACGCGAGGTAGACATAAGCCGCCGCAGGACGCGCCTGGTAGAGTTGCCACTGCTGCGGCGTCACCGGGCCGACGAGCTGGCGAACCGTGGTGCGGTTGAAGAAGCTGCCGGGGATGAATTTCCGCAGATCGCCCGGAATGGGCGTGTTGGTCTGGGCCGCCTGAGCCACGGTGATGAAGGTCCACTCCGCCACCAGCGCCTGCCAGTCGCCGCGCTTGGCCAGCGCCGCGCCCTCGGCGTTGGCGAGCCCGTAAAGCTGGCGGATGAGCTGGTCCGTCGAGGTCACGACGGCGCTCGGCCGCGTCAGGGAGAGGCGGTCGCAGGCGTTGGCAACAATAGTTAAGAGGCTCATGCGACGTGCTTCCAGATCAAGCGCCGCCGAATCCGGCTTATCGTGATCGGCGCTACCCCGAACTTTCGCGCAACGCTGACGCCACACTCGACGCTTTCGCGAATTATCCTGACCTGATCAGCGGTCAGCCGCGCAGCGTGATGCGCCTCGCCCCTCACCAGTTTCTCCGGTTGCGTTCTGGATGGATGACGGTCCCCGCGGGCACGGTTAGCGACACTTGGGACGACGCGCCGCCCCTTCGCAATCATGTCGGCGGTGTTCTGCCTCGGCGTGCCAAGAAACAGATGACGCGGGTTGCAGCAGGGCGGATTGTCGCAGCGATGACAGACGAAATATCCGCTAGGCGCCGGCTCCTCTGCGGTTAGCTCCCACGCCACCCTGTGAGCGCCGGTCTGCCGACGATCAGGGCCATGGGTGATGGGGGCAAATTGCCCATATCCGGATAGTGATCGCGCGCCACTCCACGGCCAGCACTCGTCTGGACCGCGAATATCCACCTTTGACCAGAACCGATCCATTCAGGCCGCCGATCGGCGCGTGTACTTGCGCTTGGGTTTGGGGCCGGGGCGCTCAAGAGTGATGTCCTCGGTGTCGTCCGATCGACGGTGATACGTCGCGACTATGCCGTCCCTCTCGCCAAGCGCTCGGGTTTCAACAGCCGGTGCGACTTTAACCATCCCGAGCTGCGCGAAGTCCGCGTCTGTGAGCGGGCCTGCATCTCCTTGGGCGAAATCCCGGAGGGCCTCGCCATGCTGGCGGGCGTCATTGATCGTCGCCGGTCTGGGTCCGATGATGTTCCCGCGGTCGATCACGAAGGTGAACATCAGCGCGCCCTCGGGATCGCGGAAGAACCGCGCGCCGCGCGACGGCATGACGTCCCGGACGGTGCTGGCTTCGATTTTCCGGCCGGTCGTATCCATGGGCCTCACGCTTGCGGGGGTTCGACGGCGCGCTGGGCCAGAAGGGCGTTCAGGCGGTCGCCCAGGTCTTTCACCGTCACTTCGAGTTCCGAAATTCTGGCGTCCTTCTGGGCGTTCTCAGCCGCCAGCTTTTCCATCGGCGCGGTGCTTTCGGCGGACTGGAGGTAGCGCGTGGCCTTATCGCGCAGGGCGACGCCGCCCATCGGCTTGACCTTGGCGATCTGGGCGTCGGAAAGACCGGCCAGCTCCTCCACGGTGTAGACCTTGTGGAAGCGCAGCTCTTCGATCTCGCCGCGGCTGATCCCGGCCCATTCGGAGAGCGGGATGCCGCTGGTCGGCTCCAGCAGCCCGGCCTTAAACGCCGCATAGGCGTCCGGCCAGCGCCGTCGATGCTCGTCCTTCACGATGGCGGTGTGTTCGGTCAGCCGGTCGCCCGGCACCAGGATATGGACCATCTCCACGTTGTCGAAGACCGGCCGCCCTTCGGCGGCGGTGCGGAAGTTGTTCTGGACCGCCTCGATGTAGAAGCGCGGCCGGGCGCCGTCGCGCTCGCCGCGTTCGGGCACCCGGAACTCGGGGGCGTCGCTCATGCGTATCTCCTGAAGACCTTGTCGTTGCCGATCCTGTCCACCTCGGCGTAGCCATGGGCGGTCAGCCATTCGCGGATCGCGCCGTCGGGGATGTCGTAGGCGCGATGAAGGCCCTTATCCTCGACGGCGATGACGGGAGAGAACTGCTGGATGGTCCCAGCGGCGCCCTTCAGGGCGTGCAGCTCCGCGCCTTCGATATCGAGCCAGATCGCGTCGCACGCCGTCAGTTCCAGTCCGTCGATGGTCCAGACCGGGATCGTGCCCTTGGCGAAATTGACCCGGTGGGCGCCGCAGTTGGCCGCCTCGACCACCAAGGGGGTGCAGCCGCCTTCCGTCTCGCCGAACGCCGCCCAGAGCGCCACGATGCGCTCACCGGGATCATGCTCGGCGAGGTTCCGCTTCAGGCACTCGTAGTTCGCGGGGTCAGGCTCGGCCGTGTAGACGGCGTTGAAATGCCTGGCGAGCGCCAGCGGATAGACGCCGACGTTCGCGCCGGCCTGCACGATGAGGTCGCGCCCGGAGAAGTGCTTCAGGAACGCCGCGACGGCCGGTTCGCAGTCGCGGGTGATGACATCGCGGGCCTTCAAATCGTCGCCTGGCCACCAGAATCCGTCATGCTTGGCGAGGAAGTGATCGGTCACGCCAATTCCCTCGCCTCGGCCTTCAGCGAGCGGGCGATGTCGGGGATGAGCCCTGTCCCATGGACGTGGATCGTCACCGGCGCTTTGCGTCCGTCCGGTTCCTCGTAGTCGCGGAGGTCTTTCCAGGTCTCCTGGAACTCGGCCGCCTGCCGGACCATCCATGGGGCGCAACGATAGGTCTTGCCGCCCCGCACGACGTCCAGGACGGTTTCCTGATCGTTCAGGGGCTGCGCGTAGGCATGGTGGGCGCCGCTCTCCGCATAGGAGGAATCGACGCCGTAGAGGTGGATGGTGCGGAAGCCGGAATAGGCGGCCAGCCACAGCGTCCTGAGGCCCACCGTCGAGCCGCCAGGCACGAGGATGCAGGGTTTCCGGTTCGGGCCCTCCCACCAGGGATCGAGGATTTCGCGCAGCTTGTCGTTGCCGGTGTCCCAGCCGTTGTGCCAGAGGACCACCTCGAGCCCCTCGGCCGCATCGAACACGTCGGGGTGGCACTGGCTGGCGATCAGCCACCGCATCGACGTCGGCGCGCCCTTCACGAAGTCGGCGTTTTCCGGCCGGGCGTCGAGGATCACGTTGACGTCCGGCGTGACGCCGTGGGCGCAGAGATAGCGCCAGGCGTTGTTGACCGAGACGATGCGCGCCCCGCGCCGCTTCTGGGCCCGGATATCGGCGATGCAGTCCTTCATGGACGGCGCGCCACAGACGATGGCGACCGCCCGCCCCTCGTCCCCAAAGCCGGTGAACCATGGCAGGTCGCGCCGGATAGAGGCCCGCACATTGGCGAGCCTCGCGTCTTCCGAGGTGTTCACGCCCTTGAAGGCCGGAAGCGAGGTGAAGCCGCCGACCTTCCAGACGTTGGGAACCCAGCCGGCGTCCACGTCGGCGGGCTTGACGCGGCCATGGAAGATCACCGCCTTGCAGTTGTTCGGCGGCCACGCTTGCGCGTCCCGCCAGGACCGAAACCACTCGCGCGGGAAGGTCGGCCAGTCCGGCGCGCAGCGGGTGATCCAGTGCTGGTCCCCGGCGTTGACCTGGCCCTTCGGCAGGAGCGGCCTGATCTCTTCGGGCGCCTCGGCGTCGATCAGATCGTGCGCGAAGTCGGTCCAGATGCGCGCGTGCTCGCCGTGATCCCAGGCCATGACGGAGGAGTTGAACATCGGCCAATGCCAGTCGGCGATGATGCCCTTCGTCTCGACCAGATCCTCCAGCCGGCCGGTGATCGCCACGTCGAGGTCGAAGTAGGCGACCCGATCCCCCCGCCGCCAGGGCATGTCTGGGGAGAAGAGCTGCACCTTCGCCCACCAGCCCGGCAGGGTCGGGTCCGCCGCGATGGGATAGACGCCCTCGGGAAGCTCGGACGCTCGGTCGGTCAGGCAGAAGAAGGCGCAGTCGTTGTCGAGTTGCGTCGCGTTCCGCAGCACCATGTCGCGAAGGATTTCGACATAGGCCATCGGGTACTTGGTCCCGACGTTGACGCAGACGAAGTTGACGCGCCTCAGCGCGGGCGCATCCTCAATGGCCTGGATCGCGGAATAAGCCGGCAGACCGCCCATCAGTTCAGCTTTCCGGGCACGATCAGCTTTGGCCGGGGCCCGGAGGCGACGAGATGCCCCTTGCGCTTCTTGGCGTCGAAATAGTGCTTGGCGACCTTCACCATCGCCATGGCCTCGTCATCGCTCGTGGGGTTGGGAACATGGCCCGGCGGGATGACCTTGAAGCCGGACGCGACGAGCCAGCGAAGATGGGCTTGCAGGTGGTCGTGGGCGAAGCCGATCAGGGCGTCGCGTTCATCCTCGGAAAGCTCGGCCCATGGCGTGTCGCCGTCTTCGAACCCGGCGGCATAGACGAACTGCGCCACGTCGCGGGCAGGATCGGGCGCCCCATGGCCATTGATGGCCGTCATGCGTTCGCTTTTCCCCAAGCGTTCAGTTGCGCCATGCTGCGCTCGCCAGAGGCGTTCTCAGCGGCGCGCAAGAGAAAGGGCGGCTCCCGTTCGAGAACCGCCCCTCCCCTCACTTGTCGACCGGTTACGCCAGCGTGGTGCGCTTCAGCCAGAAATAGGTCCCCGCCGCCGCGCCGCCAGGAACATTGGCGGTCCAGCCGGCCGAGCCGGAGTCGTCGGAGACCGAACCGGCGGCGCCCACCTTGCAGGTGCTGATGGAACCGATCGTTTCGGACGCCTTGGCGTAGATGTACTTGTGACCGTCGCTGCCCTGGCACACGGTCAGGGCGGCCACCGCCGGGGTGGAGACCGCCGTCGCGCCGAGCTTGAGCCCGAGCAGCGGGGTCGTGGAGAACACAGTCGTGGAAGCAGCCATGATCAGACCCTCCTTAGGTCTGGGGGGTTGAAGGGCTCAGGTCTGGAAGAGAACACCCTGCAGTTCGGCGTTGCTCATGGTCATGTTGCCCATCCAGATGATGAGCTGGACCGTGGCGTCCTGGTTGATGGACGACACCTTCGAGAACGGGACCATGTTCCGGTCGCGGTGAGGCTGCCAGAACAGGTAGTCCAGGTTCAGGAAGTAGGCGTGGTTCGACGGGCAACCGCCGCCGATGCCGCCGTCGGCGACCACATCCACCCCGCAGTATTGCAGGGCCTTGAAGCCGGCGTCCGCCATCTCGGAAGAGGCGATGCGCTGGATGGACTGCAACGACGCCCAGTAGAACTGGTAGTAGTTGGTGTCCATGATGATGAAGTTCGTCTGGTCCATGCCGCGCTTGGTGGCGAGGAACAGCGAGTTCATGTACTTCTGGATGTTGGCCGCCGAAGCCGCCGATCCGCCGTCCGAGGTGGCCTGGTACTTCTGGTTTCGCCAGAAGCTGTAGGTCGCCCGGTTGATGCCGCCGACCGTGCCCGAGGTGGGCGCGTCGGCGACGAGCAGTTGCAGGCCGCCGATCTGCTTGCCGCTCGATGCCGTCCCGTCGGAGTACATGTCCGCCGACAGGTTGTTCTGCATCGTCTTCTCGGCCACCTCGATGCGGGATTCGAGCAGGTCGAGCAGACGGTCTGGACCGGAGTTCTGCGCCTGTTCGAGGCCCGAGATGGTCACCGCGACGGCCGCCTGCTTCCAGTCGAACTCGGCCGCCGACAGGACGTCCGAAGGCGCCGTGTTGAGGATCTCGTAACCCGAGTAGCGCTGGAAGGTGGAGTTCTCCGCGTAGCTCAGCTCGCGAACGATGGAGCGACCGCCGGAGACCGGCTTGACGCGCCCGCGCTTGTCGAGGCGATTGAGGAGAGCGTTGTTCTTGCTCATGTTGTCGGCGATCACGCCGCTGCGGTTTTGCAGCGTGGTCGTGACGAGCTCGGAAAGGCCGGGAGAGGCCATGGTGGGTGCTCCTCCCCGCTATCTCGCGGGGAAATGAGCCGGTCAGGCTGAAGCGGAGAGCAGGGCTTGCGCCGCTTCGAGGTCTGCCCGGATGCTGCCAAGGGAGCCGGCCTTGGGCGCCTGGGCGCCTGGGCTGGGGGCTCCGGTGAGAGACCCGGAAGCTTGTTTCGCGGCGGCGGCCTTCGCGCGGGCGGCGTCGTCTGCCGGCTTCTTGGCCTCGGCCGCGCTCTGCGCCTTAAGGAGCAGGGGGCGGATTTCAGGGGAGGCCCAGATCGCCTTCTCGTACGCATCCTTGAGGCTGGTGGCGGCCTTGGCTTGAAGGAGCGTCACCATGTCCGCTTCCACGTTGTGGAAGTAGATGTTCGCAGGATCGTTCTGGAAGGCCTCGACCTCCGCCGTGAGGCGGTCGATTTCGGCTTGTTGCGTCGCCTGGGCGGACTGTTCCAGTCGCTGCTCCAGGGTCTGGACCCGTTGCAGATACGGTTGCAGGGCGGCGCTCAGGTCCGGCTGCGCGGTCGGGGCCGGTTGGCCCTCCGTTCCGGTCGTCTGAGCGGTCTGCGGCAGGCCGAGGGCCTGCGCGATCTGCTGCGGGTGAATGCTGTACGAGCGGGCGATGTGGACCAGGCCCTCGACCGGGTTGCGTTCCAGGAGGTTCTGCGCCGCGATGAGCGTCTGAATCCCCGTGAACTCGTCCAAGCCGGCGTAGCGCCATTTATCCAGATGCGGCCCGATGATCTCGTCGTAGCGGTTGAGCCGTGCGGCCTTCGGCGCCTGCTCGTCCTTGAACGCCTTGATCGAGTCTTCCTGCTTGATGAACGCTTCGCGCCACTTCTCAGGAAGCTCCCCGAACTCGGCCTTCAGGGGTGCAGGCAGCGCGTGCGGAATGCGGATCGTCCCAGGCTGGGGTTCCGGTTCCGCGGTCGCTGCGGTTTCTTGTTCGGGCTCGGGCGTCGCGGTCTCCGCGCCGGCCTGGGCCTCCTGGGTCTTGGGCTTGAAGCGCCCGTGTTCGTCGCGCTCCTGGCCAGCCACAGGCTCGGCGGAGACCGCGTCCGGAGCCGCGGCCTCGGGCGCAGCGGGCTCGGGCGCCGCGGTGACGGGCGCCGCGACAACTTCGTCGCCCGCGAGCTGAGCCTGCGCGGCCTCAAGGCTTTCCCGGATGCTGGTCGTCTCGCCCATGCTGTCCCCGTCAGCGATTGCTCAGCCGCTCGTAGGCTTCCTTGAGCGCGGCCTTGACCGGCGGAAGCTCGACGCGGCGTTGCGTGATGTTCTCGTTGCCGACTTCGACCAGGCCGCGCGCCTTCAGGTCCCGGCGATAGCGGGACTTCGAGTCGTAAATCCGGTTGTCGGCCATCGAACGGAACGGTTCGATCGTGTCGGAGATGACGTGGAAGCGCGGATCGTCACCGCGCGGGGCGAAATGGCCCATGCACGCGTCAGGCCACGGTTCCGCGAGATCGTGGAACTCTCGGCACTCTCGGCAAAAGCGGCTGCGCGCCATGCGGGTTCGCATCTCCTGCCGCCATGATGCGGGCGGGAGGGTGGGGCTCAGTGGCGTGCTATTGCAGCGCCGTCCGCAATCGGGCGAGCGGAAGCACGGCGCCCATCGGCGTCAGTCCCGGCACGGCGGGAGGCGCCTGGAACTGCGGATTGGGCAGCGGTTGTGGGCCCGGGACAGGCGCGGCGTAGGTCGGCGTCGCGGGCTGGAGCGGGGCTGAGATGGCGCCCGGCTGCGCGTCGGCGACCACGGCGGGAGGCGTGGCGCCAGCGCCCTGCTTCACACCGCCAGGGCTCGGGCTCGGCGACATGCCGGGCAGCGAGCGCGCGAACTCCGCCAGGCCATGCGCCGCGTTGCTGGGCGCGTTGACCAGGTTGCGCCCGGCCTGCGCCAGATTGTGGCCGACGAAGTTGCCGCCGGGATTGGCCGCCCGGTAGGCCTGCGCGCGCTTCCCGAGCGCCGCGAGCGCACTGAGGTCCGGGCCAACGGCTTGCGGCGCGGGCGGAGGCTGCTGCAGTTGCTGAAGCGCCTGGGCGAGGTACGGTGAGCGGTTCATGGTCATCTCCACGCGCCGAAGCCGCTCGGGACGGTCTCGGCGAAAGCCGTGACTCCGAAATTGGCGGTGTATTTCTGTGCGCCCGCACCGGCGTCCTGAATCCACAGGCCGGGATAGAGCGCCACGCTGCTGCTCAGGGCCGAGAATGAAACTCCGTTGGCCCCGGTCGCTGGATTGGCGGCGGCGTTGTTGTTCCAATTCCCGGCATTGCGCCGAAGCCAGAACCGTCGAGCGGTCATATCCACGGCTATGCTGATCGTGTCGCCCTGAGCGATAAGTCCGGACCAGCCCGACACCCCGCTATCGGCGCCATTGATGGAAATCGCCCCGTTCACCGGCTGGAACGTGATGGCCCCGGGGGTCGGGTCGCTCGCGCTGACCGATGTGGAGGCCGGAAAGAGGCCCAAGTTGCCATTCGTGTTCGTGTCGGCGTTGGCGTCGGCAGTGAGTTCGAAATACCACTTGCCCGCCGTCTTGTGGACGTTCGCCCGGACGCCTTCCAGCCCGGTCGGCGAGGTCCCGGAGGCCGCCGCCGTCAGGTTGGCGTTGGTCAGCACGATACGCGTGTTCTTGTCCGCTGGATTCCAGCCCGTCCGGCGCGAGGCCATCAACGCGATGATCGTGGCGAGGCTCATGCGAGGGCGCTGGAGATCAGCACCGCCGACCACGCAGCCCCGCTATAGATCAGCCCGATCAGATGCGTGCCGTTGACCAGTTGCGGCGCAGCTCCGCCGTCCCAGCGGGCGCCCGTGAAGGTCGGCTGCGCGCTGGAGCTCGTGGTGAGCTCCAGGATCATCGCCGACCACTTGCCGGCTGTCGCGCCGGCCAGCGTGAAGGTCGTGTCGGCCGAAATGCTCTTCGTCTGGTACTCGGCGTTGGTGACGGTGAGGGTGGATGTGGATTCGGCCTGCACATTCCCCGCGACCGCGCCGGAGAACGTCATGCCGCCGGTGATCGTGGGCGACGTGGAGGCCGCGGCGCCAAGATTTGTGCGCGCTGTCGCGGCGTTGGAGACTTCGGAGAAGTTGTTGGCGACCTGGAACAGCGCCGACGAATTGAGGACCGCGGCGCTCCCGAGACCGAGGTTCGAGCGGGCCGAGGACGCGGAGTTGACGTCCGACAGGTTGTTCGAGACCGTCAGATAGGTCCCGGCGACCGCATCGGTCACCACGCCCTTGAAGGTCAGGAACGTCAGGCTCTTCAGCGGGCCGCCGGACGGATAGATCGCCAGCAGATCGCTGTCGTTGGCCGTCGTGGCGCTGGTGAGCTGGGAATAGTCCTTGTCCGCCATGCCCGCATGATGCGGAGCGGGGAAGGCTTCTCAGGGTCGCGCTACTGCTGTTCGACGCGGAGCGCGACGGTTCCGGAAGCCAGATCAATCGTCCCCGCCGTCGGATTGCCGAACTGGTACTTCACCGTGTCGGCCGCCGAGACCCAGGCGTTGATGCGGACCCCCTGAAGATCCTTGGAGAACGACGCCTTCACGAAATCCCCGAGGACCGCGCCCGTGACGGTGACGGTCTGGATCGGGCCCACGGCGCCGGTCGCGAGCGACGGCGGATCGTAGGTCGCGGTCGCCACGGCGAGGTTGACCGGTCGCAGGCTCAGAAGGTTGTTGAGCAGCGTCCGCGTGCGCTCGATCAGGGTTCCGGGCGGCAGGAGGGTCATTTCGCGCCCCTCAGGGCCTGCACCAGCGCCGATGGCGGCGGCTTGGGCGAAACGGTCGCCATCGCGGTGTCTGGACTGCGGCCGGCGGCCTGCGCCGCATAAGCCGGGGTCATCGGCAGCAGCGCCAGCGCCGCCGCCACCTTGGGATCGATGCCATCGGGGATCGGGCCATTGCGGTACCAGCCTTCCCGCCCATCCGGGCCATGCACGAGGTTGTAGGTGTGGGCGTTCTCGTGGCGCTGGTAGGCGGGGAATTGGTCCTTCCCCACCGCATCCGGTGAGGGCAGCACCTCGGCCTTGAGCCCCGGGATGACGCAGCCGGCGGTCGCATGGTTGTTGTAGTCGTTGGCGAGGCCCACCCCCCAGGCTTTGCAGAAGGCGCTGACCGCGTCGATGCTCGGGAGCTCGCGGACGGTGTAGCCCGGGGCCGGCGTCGCGCCGACGCCGGGCGGCGGCGGTTCAGGGCCGCCCCTTCGGATACCGAACATCTTTCCGCACCCCGCTGTCAGGAGGGCTAGAGCGACCGCGAGTGCGATCCGGCGGGACATCCGGACATTGTGATGGCGCTCTCCGGCCTGCTCAGCGGCTGGCTTGGCTATCGGAGGGGTTGTGGTAGGGTGCAGACGTTCGCAACGCGGAGGCGCGGCATGGCTGCGTTGATCCTGGAGCCGTCCACCGGGCGGCGCGCCGAGGTCGAGGCGTCAATGGTGGAGTCGGTCGAAGCGGCTCACGGCGACCTTGCGCGCTACATGACTGTGGTCAGGCTTCACAACGGACAGCGGATCACCGTCCACCATACGCTAGCCACGGTATTGGACATGCTTGGGCTCGGTCGCTAGGGCCGGTGGCGATTATTGCTCCGGCGCGAAGATCGTCTCTGTTTCGAGCGCAGCCCACGGAAGCGACCTCAGAAACGCGATGAGGCCGGGCGCATAGGTCCCATATTCGGGATCGTCCATGATCCGCGTCGGCGCCACGAACATGCCGGTCAGCGACACGGCGCCCCCTACCGCATAATCGCTGGCGGCGTCGTTGAGGTTGATGGCGGCGCCCGGGTTGACACCATCCACCGCGCGCGGCTCCACGGCCACATTCTCGTTGTTGAAGCCCTCGGCGACCGCGCGCTGGGTCGCCGTGAGGATGAACATGTTTTGCGCGCTCATAGGGCATCCACCCCGGTCTTGAAGGCGCTGAGAGCGGTGTAGAGGTCTGCGGCGTTCTGGCTGGTGAGCGCACCGCCGAAGCCGCCCATGGCGATCGTCGCGGCCGAGAACAGGACGCTCGTCCGCAAGAACGCCAAGTTGGCCGAGATGGGCGCGTTCGACGCGTGCGCATCGGTTCCCACCGACGCGCCGTTCTTGAATAGTTCCTGCGTGGTCGAGACGGCGCGGTTCGCATGAATCAGGCCGCGCCCATCCGTGCTGGCCGCCCCCGCCGCTGTGCTGGTGGTATTGACCTGGCCCTGCATCGTATCCGTCGTGCGACGGCCATAGATGATCGTGTTGCCGCTGCCCGCTTGGCCGAGCTGGGGGTTGTTCTCGGCGGTCTGCTGAAGGCTCCAGACGAACGCCGAGGCGTTGTCCTGCACGAACTTGGGGCCGCTCGCCGTGATAGGGTTGAAGTTGGTGTCCAGATAAGCGGTGGACCCATCGCCCTTATAGCCGACCTTGGCGGTGAACGTCGGGCTTGACGTGGCGGTGAGGTCGTAGGTCCCGGGGTTCTTCAGGTTCAGCCTCGCCGCCTGCGCCGTCTCGACATTCATCAGGTACAGCGCATCCAGCTTCGCCCAGATGCCGGCGTTGATGAGCGACGTGATGCAGGTGTTGTAAAGCGACTTCAGTCCGCTGCTCGGCTGGGTCGTCATCGCGCGGAACGCCGTCATTGCCTGCGGACAATACGGGACGCCTGAGCCTATCGGCCCCCCGCGCAGTCCGATCTGCCGGAAAGGGCGCAGCCCCGGCACGCCTAGCGACTCTTGATCGGCGTGCAGCGCACGACCGCGGTCCCCGACAGGCTCAGGGCCTTCACGGCGGTTCCGGGCGTCACGGGCATGTATTCCGGCAGGTTGGCGACGATGCGCGCCGCCGTTCCGTCGTCCACCGCTGTCGCTCCGGCTGCGTTGACCACGATGTCGGCGTCGGTGGTGATCCGCACCATGCGGCATCCGGCCGGCGGCGTGATGATCGTCGCGGAGGCCGTGACGCTGGTCTTGGTCCCGTTGGCGTTGTCCCAGAGGCTCAGCGCGGTCTGCGCGTCGGCGTACTGGATTTCGTTCAGCGTCTCGCCGCTCATTGGCTCGCTCCGTCAGGTTGGGGCAGTTTCGAGCCGCGCGCCCAACTCTCAGCCCGGCGCGTCACTGCACGACGCTCTGCGGGTTCGGGTCGCGGGTCAGGGCGATGGCCCGCAACTGCTGGTCCGTCTGCTCGACCTGGAGCTCCTGCGATCGGACGCCGGCCTCCAGTTGCGCCCGGGCCAGCTCCCCCTGCTGGGTGATCTGCTCGGTCTGCTGGTTGATCGCGGCCACCTGGACCGGGGTCTGGTCCGGGGGCGGCGCCTGGGGCTGGGCTCCGCCGCCCTGAGCCGCCTTCGCCACGATCTTGTCGATGGTGGAGTCGATCAAATCTTCCAGTTCCCGCCCGGCGCGGAACCGACGCAGCGCGAACTTGATCAGGCCGCCGACCATCGGGGCCAGGTCGGGCTGCGCCTCGATCGCCGGCCCCCATTGCTGGATCAGGTTGCCGAGCGCGGTCAGCAGCTCCGTGGTCCGCTGCTTCTCTTCCTGCTCGTTCGGCTCGATGGTGGAGTCGGTCTCAATGTCGATCCGGAAGCCGCGCGCGGCGTCGTCGTGCAGCAGGCCCTCGACGTCCTCCCACGACGGGGACTGCAGCATCTGCTCGACCTCGGGCGGGATTTGCGGCGCCTGAGGTGCGGCAGGCGGCGCCGCGCCCGGCTGAGCGGCCGCCTGCTGCTGCGCGGCCACGGCCTGCGCCTGCATCGCGGCCTGCTCGACCTGAACCTGCGCCTGCTGCTTCTCCGCATCCGTCGGCAACTGCACGCCGGTCATCTGCCGCAGCGTGTCGGCGGCGAACTTCTTGGCGATCACCTCGCCCTTGATGCGCAGGATGTCCCGGGCGAAGCGGGCCATCTCGATCTGCCGGTCGCGCACCCGGAGCGAGCCGAAGGTGGCCTTGATCTTCTGGGCGCCCATCGTCTCGCGCGGGTCGCTCTCGCCGCGCTGGATGTCGGAGACGCCGGTGATCTGGTAGACGTCGCTGACTAGTTGTGCGCGCTGCTGGACGCAGGCGTTCAGCGCCGCCACGGCCTGGTCGATGGGGAACCACTCGATGTTCCCGCGAACCCCGCCGCCCTCCTTCATCCGCAGCCAGTCGGGGACCGGGATCATGATGTTGTTGGAGGCGTTCAGCAGGTTGCTGAGGTTGGTGGTCTGGTCGGCGGCGTAGAAGCCCCGGACCTTGATCGCGTCCTGAAGCTCGGCGATGCGCGCGGTGAGCTTGTCGATCTCCTCGGCCTGGTCCTGGTAATAGACGTAATCCGGCGTCGGGATCGTGGAGTCGTTGGCCGTCGTGCCCAGCAGCGGGCGGGGGCACGGGAAGAAGCCATCCAGCCCCAGCGGATCGTCGCGTTCGTCCAGCGGTCGGCTGTTCCAGCTCTTGCTGATCCAGTAGACCTTCTTGTCGTCCTTGCACCAGATTTCGTAGATCGCCGCCTTCTGCTGGAGCCGCGCGGCGTCGTCGCGCCGGCCTTGCTGCACCGGGCCCCAGTCCAGCGGCACCAGCTTTCCGAGGTTGGCGCCGAACCGCTCGATCAGTTGCTCGCGGCTGAGGTAGACGCGCCGCCAGACGTAGGACACCTCGTCCCAGGTCCGCGCGACGGAATGGCCGAAGTCTTCCCAGTTCACGTAGTCGGTGACGCTCTCCTCGAAGATCACCGGCTCGTAGGGATCGCCCTGGCCATAAGGCTTGCCGTCATCCCCTGTCGTCACCTCGCCGTCGTAGGGATTGCCGTCGGCGTCCTGGTAGGCCTCATCGCCATCGTCGCCGCGCGTCACGACCTGCAGTTCGATCTGCGGCGTGACCGTCGGGCCCATGGTCGGGACGTAGCGCTCCCATGACTGGCCGCGGCCCAGCAGCGTGAAGTCGAAGCTGCATTGGCGAAGTCGGCCGTCCAGATCCTGCTTGTCCACTGCGTAGGTCAGGGCGCGCTCCAGGATTTCGGAGGCGATGCGGCCGACCGGATCGGCGTCCTTGAAGCGGCGCGTGACGACCGGCGCCGGCGGGCGGGAATAGACGGCCGGCTGGATGGTCTGGGTGTTGGCCCAGAGCATGGCGAACCGGCGCTTGGTCTCCGTCTGGCTCTGTTCGCGCTTGTAGAGGCGGGCGATCTTGCGGGCGCGGTCCAGCCAGGTCCGCTGAGCCTTCTCCGAAATCCCGAGTTCGGCGATCCAGCGCTGGGCGCACTGCTGCTGCCGGCGCGCGTCCTGCGCATCCTGAAGCGTCGGATCGGGCGCGGCGTCCGCCATGGGCTGAGAATGCCGCGTCGGCGAGGCTACTCAGCCGCGCGCTAGCGCTCAGACCCGCTCCTGCTTCGGTTGCAGGTAGGTCGCCACGGCTTCGTTGAAGGTCATCTCGTTGATGCCCTTGAGCTCAGCCGGCTTATCGTCCTTCGGCGGCGGAACGAGCGCGGGATGGGCCATGTCCAGGGCCCGGCCGAGCAGCGAAGCCGCATCTACGTCATCGTCATGCTTGCCGGCCGGGAAGCTCAGGAACTCGCCCACGTCCGCCCCGGGCTCGAACCATACCTCGCCCATCGCCGCCCGCGCCTGGAAACCTCGCGCCCGCGTCGGCTTGTCGGCGATCGACGGCAGCCATTCCAGCCGACACCGGACGCCGCGCTCCTTCATACGCCGCAGCAGCATCGGTTCTACCGCCTTCTGGATCACGCCGGCCTCGCCGAACCAGCCCATCGGCTTCCACTTCTCGATCAGGTCCAGCTTGCGCTCGATCCACTTGTCCGCCGCCGTCTGGCCGCGCCAGCCATCGAGACGGTAGATGCCGCCGCTCGGGCTCACGCCCCAGACGCGATGCACCGTGTAGTCGCCACCGCCCTCGGTGACGGCGTAGTCGCTGGTCCCATAGATGCGCAGGTCCTCCGGCTGGGCCTCCCAGCACTTGAGCCACGCGCGCTGGAAGAAGGTGCCCTCGTCAGGCGCCGGCCGCTGCTGATAGAGCGCCGACCATGTGCGCGGATTGGCTCTAGCCGCTGTCCAGAAATCGGGATCAAGGCCGAACCATTCCGGCCACAACATCTCGCCCGGCTGGCGGCCCAGCACGTCGCCGCGCTCGGCTTCGGCCGGGATGCAGAGCACGTACCAGAATCGGCCGTCGCTGCATTTGAACACGCCGCTTTCGCCGCTCCAGCCGGACGGCAAGAGTCCACCGGACAGGTCGCTCTCGTTCCATCTCGTCTGGATGATGAGCGCCCAGCCGTTCGGCTTCAGGCGCGTCATCAGGCTCTCGTCGAACTCTGCGCGGGTCTTCTGCTGGATCGTGGCGCTGTCGGCTTCCTCGCGCGACTTCACCGGGTCATCGACCACAATCCCGTCCATCCGGTTGCCGGTCCATCCAGCGAGGATGCCCGCCCCCATGAACTCGTTGCCGCTCTCCAGCGCCCATTCGTTCGCCGCCGCCTGGTCGGGCGCGAGGCCGGTCCCGAAGATGTCCCGATAGACGCGCTGCTTCACGATGGAGCGGATGCGCCGCCCCATCTTCCGGGCCAGGTCCGTCGTGTGGGTCGCAAGCCCGATGTTGTAGCGAGGCCATTTCCCCATGCACCATGACGGGAAGACCACGGACGCATAGGTCGATTTCGCTGAGCCCGGAGGCATGAAGACCATCATTCGCCGGACGGTCTTGCCTTCATGAACGATCCGGCCCTCCGCCAACGCCTGGAGCTTGTCGATCAGCAGGCGATGATGCGCGGCGACGGGCGTTTCTATGGCCCTGAAGAGCGCGTCCGGCGCCTCATCTTCCTCATCCTCAAGGGGCGCGCCCGGAATCTCGATCAGGCCGCAGTAGTCTAGCAGGCTTTCTCTGGCGTCCGCGCAGTCGAGAGCGTGAGCCGCGTGAACCGGATCAGCCAGCAGCCCGTCCAAGAATGCTTCGAAGTTGCCTTCGGTCATCGGCGCTCAGCTTTGCGAGGGCGTCAACGGTCGGACCCTGCGGCGGGTTGATCGGGTTCTCCGCATCATTCGCCAGCGGCTGGGTCGGCTTTCCATAGGCGCGCTCCAGAACAGCCGTGGCGGCCGAGATCGCGACGCGGGGATCGGCGTTGCCCACCAGCTCGACCAACCTGCCGATCGCTCGCGGCGCCGCTTCCTTGGCAAGCTCGATCACCTCGCGCTGATCCGGCGTCTTCTTGGGGCGGCCGCCCGGATTGCCGCTCTGCCCCTTCTGGAATTGTCCCTTGCGCGCCACCTGTTTGCGACCTGATCTCAGTTATGGCGCGACCGTCTGCACTGCCGTCGCCACGCGCTCGGCCCACAGCGCATCGAGCTTGGCCCTCAGCGCGGTCACGAGGTCCGTCGCGCTCCGGTGATCGCCGCGCGACTGGCGCAGGGCGACTTCGGGGAGAACCTTCGTCACCAGCTCGTGGTGAAGTTCGAGATAGGTCGGATGATCCATGCTCGGCATTCCAGCGGACTAGTCTGACGCACCGGATACGGCGTTCAGCGGCGCGCTATCGTTCGCCGGTTCCGCGCCCATGCCGATGAGCTGCCGGCCGAGCTCGCGGAAGGCTCTGCGGCATTCAGCGAGGCCGATCTCGGTCAGCCAGTAGCCCTCGTCGTCGCGGTCGATGGCCTCGCATTCGAAGGCTTCCCGGAGCGTGCTGATCGCTTCATGCAGGGCGCCGCGGGTCATCGGCTGGTGCGATGAGACGAACCGGGCGAGGTCGCGCCAGCTCTGCGGCTTGCCGGCGGCCTGATAGAGCCCCAGGACCACCCTGGCGTATTCGTCGCCGATCGAGAACCAGTCGCCGAAGGCGTCGGCCACCAACCTGTGAACCCATCGGACGTGGCGGTCGGCGACATGCGACGTAGCTGCGGCGTTCGTCTCCGGCTCGGGCGCCTGGCTTCCGGCCGCCTGACGTGCGATCTCGGCCTTCAGTTCCCGCCGGGACCAGCCTTGCGCCGCGGCCATCGCAAGCACGTCGCGTCGATCGAGGACCGGAAGCCGCGCCGCCGCCTGGTGGTGTGACCAGGAGAGACTTTCTGACCGGTCAGAAAAGTCGTAGCGCTCGGCCACCCATTTCGCGTTTGCGAGCTGGCTGTAGCTGTAGCCGGTGACGGCCTCGGCCTCGGCGTACTTCTCGCCGTACTTGCGCTCGCCGAAGCGCAGCCAGTCGCCGATCCACCACATGACCGACTGCTCCATGGCGCGGAGCTGTTCGCCGACCGACAGCCAGTCGCCAAACGCCATGCCCTCAGGCAAATCCAACCCAGTCCGCGACCACTGGCCGATCGGCGCGAGTTGCGTAGCAGCGTTCATCCGGGCTCTCCTCGATGATGCAGTTGGTCGGGTGTTGTGGGGGCTGGCGCGGTCACGGTTTCGGCTCCGTCCCAAGCGGGTTTGCGCCAGCCACGGCCGGCGCCGCTGACATGCACGGGCGCTGAGGGCGGCGCCGTCATGACGACCGCTGTGCCAGAGTCGGCGATGTGGCGGCTCATGCGGTTCGACCCTTCATGTCCTCACCGCAGGTCCGCCGGCAGGTGCCGACGCTGACGCCATAAATGCGGGCCAGGACTCCCCACGACACGCCGCGTTTGCGCCGCGCCCGCAGTTCGGCCTCTTGCGTGGCGC